TTCAGTAGTCTCACGCACAAGCGAGGACGTAACAAGCGAACCATGCATAGCACTGAATAGCGACCCACCGAAAACACCAGCCACACCAAGCATATGGAACGGGTGCATGAGAATGTTATGTTCCGCTTGGAAGACGAGCATGTAATTGAAGGTGCCGCTGATACCAAGAGGCATGGCATCGCTAAAGGATCCTTGCCCGAAGGGATAGACAAGGAAAACAGCTGAGGCGGCTGCGACCGGAGCAGAATATGCAACACAAATCCAAGGGCGCATCCCTAGTCGATAGCTAAGTTCCCACTCGCGTCCCATGTAAGCATAGACGCCAATGAGGAAGTGGAAGACCACAAGTTGGAACGGTCCCCCGTTGTAGAGCCATTCATCAAGTGAACTAGCTTCCCAAATTGGGTAGAAGTGTAGTCCGATGGCATTGCTGCTCGGAACGACGGCTCCCGATATGATGTTGTTTCCATAAAGAAGACTACCTGCAACAGGCTCTCGGATGCCATCAATGTCAACCGGAGGTGCTGCAACAAATGCAACGATAAAACAAATGGTGGCTGCAAGGAGACAAGGAATCATCAAGACTCCAAACCAGCCAAGATAAAGACGGTTGTTGGTCGAAGTGACCCAGTTACAAAAAGAGTCCCAAGGGTTAACTCGGGACTGTGGTGCTGCGAGTGTAGCAGTCATAATTGAAGTTAGTTAAGACGAGTTACTTTGACTTGTCCAACTCCAGAACCAGTGAGACCGATTGCATCAGCCGCACCTTTACTGAGATCTAGATTCCTTCCAGGAATGAAAGGACCACGATCTGTTACCCGAACAACGGCACACCGTTTGAAACATACACGAAGGCGTGTTCCAAATGGTAGTGTCTTGTGCGCTGTAGTAAGGGCGTGTTGATTATATCGTTCACCACTAGCAGTAAGGTTACCATGGAAACCAGGACCGTACCAACTAGCGATCACCGATAAAGTAGTTAGAACAGGAATCATAATAATAAAGCGAAGGACTTTAATATTGCTTACTTCTTCTTTGCAGTCTTAGCAGCTTTCTTAAATTGAGCTGCAGTAGGTGCCCCACTGGCACCAGGTTTACGCATCTTCTCTCCACTACCTTTAGCGATACGCATTCGCTTGGCGTGGATGTTAGCGTAGAGTCCAGGCTTAGCCATTTAGCATTTCCATTTACGAAGAGCTAGTGCTTTGCGAGTAGGGCGACCCTTCTCATCTTTCATAGGTCCCTTTGCACCACCCATTCGGGCACAGAAGGAACGCTTACGTGGCCCTCCTTCAGGCTGTGGAGCCTTTAGGTTAGAGCCAGTAGCTTTGTTATATTTAGCACGACCAGCAGCCGTCAGGCCGCCAGTACGTGATTTGTGTGTGCCGATCTTTAGGCTAACGGACTTACTTTTTCTTGCCGCCACCTTTAGATCCCTTCTTACCACAAGCCATTAGAATACTCCAGGAATTAGTTGACCAGTAACAACATAAGCGCCGATAGCTGCAATAACGCCAAGCATAGCCAGGCGACCATTGAGAAGCTCTGCTCGCTCATTGTGAGGTACGGTGTAATCTTTGTCAGTGTACATGGTGGGTTCTTTAGCGAATACGTTGTCAGTCATTAGATGTTAGATACAGCAAGTTTGTCAGCAATGTCCTGTCGATATGCAGGATCTTTGTCGTAGCGAGGATCACTCATAGCAGCAACCAACTCAGCTTGACTACGGAATACATCAGCAGTGTTACGAGGAGCACTACCTGTTAGCATCTCACCGTCATAACCAATAGCATCTTGGTAACGTGAGTTGAGAGCTTGTGCTGCAAAGAACATGGTAAGAGGATCACCCTTATCCATAGCAGCATCATACAAAGCAATCTCATTTTCGGAGAGGTTCTGACCAGCCCATTGAATCATGTTCTGATACGAATCCATACCACCAACTGATTCTTGGATCTGTTCTACATCCTCTTGAGTAGCTACTTCAGCTTGCTGTACTTCACCTTGTTTCTCAAGGAACATGTTAGCAACATCAATGGGATCCATCTTGCTAACTTCATCTACAATACCTTCATCCCACTCACCAGTACGGTAAGATTCCATGATAGTATCGAAGAGATCACCATCTACTTCAACCTCTTCTTCTTCTTGCTCCTCAGGCTCTTCTGTTGCTTGCTCTGTAGGAGTTTCTTCAGTTGATTGCGAAGAGAGACGCTTCTGTAGTTCAAGGTAACCACGTTCTAGTTCCTCTGCTGACTGATATTTACCAGCCAGTAGTTGTTGCTCCTGTTCAGCTAGTCGTTCACCGACTGCTAGGGAGTCAAGTTCTTCTGCAGAGAACTCACCTTCGACTTGTTCGGATGGATTAAGAGTAATTTCGTTTGCCATTTGCTGTGATAACGGTTAGATTGCCAAGACCAACAGTCTTGACGAAATCGGGGGAACGACCGATAGTAGGCTCACCAATCTTAGTACGTTTCATACTAGGAGCTGGTTCAGTAGTCTTAGTTTCTTCAGCCGAGGAGTCCACCTCCGGGGTTACCGGCTTCTTGCTGGATCGCTGCGGCTTGGTCGGGGTTTGTTTGTTCATTTTGTTGATTCATCAATTCTGGATTCTTAGATGGGTCTAGCATCGGTGCCTTAGTAAGGTTACCTGCTTGCTTCACCAACTCCATTTCCTGTGCTTCTTGCATATCCTCTGCTTGCTCTTGCTCCACTTGACTCATAGACTTAACAAGGTTGAGTGCATCAATACCTTGTGCTGCAGCAAGACGCTTAACAGCTTCGTCAAGGTTGAGATAAGTACCAAGAGCATCAGGTCCCAATGTTTGGGAAATGATAGTAAAGAATTGACCTAAGCTCTCTCGATCTTGACCCCTACCCAATGCATTAATACCTGCAACAATGGTAGGACGTACAAGATCTTTAGGGATCTTAGGGATGTCGTTGCTCTTTTGAAGAACAGAAAGTTTACGATTGAGATAAGGTACAAGGAACTCAACAGTAAGGAGAGAGAATAGTCCACCAAGTTGTTGCTCTAGTTCCATCTGTGTCATACGTACCTCTTCAGCTGTAGTGCGTTCACTGTTCCTTACATTAAGGATCAGGAATGCTTCACTGAGACGACGCTCTAACACACCAGCCATATCCATAGCTGTCTTAAAGTCAGCTGTCTTACCAACCTGCACAACTGAGATGTCATCAGGACGCCCCTGAATGATGGCTCCGTTCCCCGCAGAGGAGAGTGTTTGTGGTTTGGTAGTACTAGAGGGGGATACGGTAAAGACCACCTTAGCGGCCACTGCAGAGCCCTCTACGAGAGCTTGCATAAGAGCTTCAAGTGAACGGAGATCACCAAGGAACTCCTCCACTCTACCACGTCCAAAAGATTCACCGTCTACAACGTTAAACCTAAGGACTAACCAAGGGTTAGCATCCAATGGTGCCTTACCTTGTGAACCAGGAATGATCTTATCAAAGACTTCCTGATACCACACAAAGCGATTGTTCTCTCGCTTAACATGGGTGTAAACATCAACGTCTTCATCATTATCTGTACCATCCTCACCTGGAGGATTGGCTGGATACGTTGCTGTCAAAATAGGAGACAAGAGCTTACGACTAATGCGTTCTCTTGTTACGATTTCTAAGACCTCACCGTTACCATCTCTGTCTACGACATACCTGTTCAATGGATATAGCTTAAGCCCCTTAGGACCCATGTAGATCAACGCATTACCACCAACAACCAAATGCTTTAGTGCTTGGTGTACAGTAACGCGATCACTAGATGCTGCTATGATTTCCATGACAGACCTTTCCATCTTCGCAAAGGAGATGTCAAGATCTGATCGTGCTTCCGCAGGTAGATCAACACCGATCTTTGAATCATCAATCTGTAGCTTAAAGAAGCTGGTTTGAGGAGGCAGTAGAGCTAGCATCAATTTAGATGCCAGAGTGACTACCCCCTTTGCACCAACGCTTTGCCATGGTGTGATCAACCTTAGGTTTGTTGACCGACTAACATCATCATCTTGTTGGATGAGAGTAGGTAGTGTCAACTCAGAACACTGAACAGCTGTGTCTAGAAACGTGGAACGATACTTACTTAAATAATCGTATCTTGTTTTAGCTGTCATTATGCATTCCAGGATTTAAAT